CAATCGGCGGAATGATTCGCAAGATCACCCAGGCCTAGTCGAGAGCGGAGCAACCGCTCATGGCTACATACACAGTTACTAACAAGTACCTGATTGACAACTTTGCCGTACTGCAACTCCTGACCCCCAGCGAGATTGCAGTCGGCAGTTCAATCACGGTTGCTGGAGTTGACGCAACATTCAACGGCACTTACTCGGTGCGCGCATTGCCACAGTATTTGTTTCTTGGTATTGATACGCAGGGCGACTTGCTGTACGACTATCAGGTGCCGATCGCTGATCAGGTGCTCTACGCCAAGACCGCAAGCGATGTTGAGCGTGTCGCAGCGTCTGGGACTGTTGCTAACGACCCTGTTTGCACTTGGGTGACTGCCGCGCAGGTCATGTCTTATCTTGGCATCACGATCACAAACCCATCAGATGACTACACGTTGCTCACGCAATCCGTGTCGGCTGGTAATCAGTTCTGTTATCGCAGGCGTCAGGAATCCTCGTACATCGACTCTTTAACGACCTCGCCAGGCGGTGACGCAACTTTGGGCACTTTGATGTATTGCGCCGCTCTGTGGCGCTCTAGAGGGTCAATAGAGGCAACCTACGCCACGTTTGACGGCATGGGATCGGCACCACAGCAAAGCCTGACCCCGATCGTCAAGCAGTTGCTTGGCATCCCACGTCCAGCGGTTGCCTAATGTCCTACACCGACCTATTTAACGAAGCAATTGATGATGTGACCGCAACGCTGACCGCGGTCTCTGGACTGCGTGTTGTAAACGACCCAACCAAACTTGCACCAAATTGCGTGTACCTTGACGCACCAAACTTCACCACGTTTGCTGGCAACGGCAACATTGTGCGCCTCGAGTTTCCAATCAAAGTCATTGGCTCTGGGCCTGCAGGTCTGCCGGTACTCCGCTCAATCTTGAGCATTGTTGCAAGTGTGCTTAATTCGTCAATCATCGTGATGGCTGGCCGTCCGTCAAGCCTTGAGATCGGTGGCGCGTTGTACCCGTGCTATGACCTTGATTGCGCTATCCAAGCCCAGACCGCATAATCCACTACTACCGAATACAAATCATCTACTATCAGATCAGAACTTAAGGAGCAAATATGCCAGCATCAACTTACCTCTCGAACCCAACAGTCAAGATTGGAACCGCAATCGGCACCATTGTTGACATCACCGATCAGGTCAGCGCAGCGACGTTGACTGTGACTGCAGAAGCTCTTGAAGACACCGCATTTGGTCAGACTTCACGCACCATGACTGCAGGCTTGTTCAGCAACTCATTGACCTTGACTGTGTACGCATCGTATGCAGCGTCAGAGTCGTACGCGGTTCTTGCACCGTTGCTTGGCACTAAGTGCACCGTCAAAGTAAATCCAAGTAGCGCTGCTGATTCGGCAACTAATCCAGGGTTTATTTTAACAGACACTTATTTTTCTAGCCTGCCTGTCGTGAACGCGTCCTTGGGTGAGCTTTCGGTTTACGAGATCGAGCTCCAAGGGGGCACGTACTCGGTTGACGTAACCGCATAATCAACGGCTCCAAGCCGACATAGGAGAACAATGAAAATTAAATTGCAGTTAAGGCGCACCCCCGACAGCGCCCCAGAGTATTACTACACCAACTTGTTTGTGGTCACGGAATGGGAACGGCTTGAACGTCGCAACATTCAACAGCTCTCATCTTCACCGTTGTATTCCGATTATTGCTGTTGGATGCACACGATCTTAAAGATTAAAGGCGAGCAAGTTGGTGACAACTGGCGCGAATGGATTAGCAAAAACCCTGACATCGACATCATGCCGGTACTGGATGAGACTGATACAAACCCTACGGACGCGGCACCTACCGTCGCCAACTAGCAGAAGTATTGGTCGCGGTCGGTTGGTGGCCTAGCGACATTGCGTTTGACTCACGGGACTTGGCAACAGTCGTTAAAGTTCTAAACGAGGCAAACAAAAAGAGGTAACTATGTCAGTTGAAGCGAACATTGAGGTTGTCGGCATCAAGGACGCGCTTAAGACGCTGAACCGTATTGACAAAAGTTTGCGTCGTGAAATTACAAAAGATTACAAACGCCTTACTCAGAACGTGGTAGATGACGCCTACCAAGCAATTCCTTTAGGGCCACCTTTGCGCGGTATGGCTCGGAAGTGGACGGTGCGATCTGGTGCTGAATTGTTGCCGTGGGGGCAGATCAACCAAAAAGTTATTGCAAAAATCAACACTAAACGGGTAAAAGAATACGCAGGTCAGAATGTGAACTTGGCAACCTTTGTTGTCAGATGGGAAAACCCAGACGCTGCGTTATTTGATTTTCTATCAAGCGGAAGATTGGGCAGACAACTAAACATCAAGTTTGGTCAGCCGTCGCGAGTAATGTGGAAATCATGGGAACGCAACAAAGACGACGTAAATGCGCGTATGACCGAATTGGTCAAGCGTGTCATGGACGCAACTTCTAAGGAACTTGACTAATGGCTGTTGTATTACCCATCGTCTCCGAGTTTGACGGCAAAGGCATTAAGAAAGCCATTGCCCAATTTAAGCAATTAGAAACCACAGGAGAAAAAGCCCAGTTTGCTATCAAGAAAGCGGCGGTGCCGGCAGCTGCGGCGCTCGGCGGTTTGGCATTGGCCATTGGTGATGCCACTAAAGCAGCAATGGAAGATCAGCAGGAGCAAGCCAAATTAGCGCTGACCTTGCAAAACGTCACAGGCGCAAGCGCAAAACAAACCAAAGCGATTGAAGAACAAATAAGCGCGATGAGTCGAGCGTCTGGCATTGCAGACACCGATTACCGAAAGAGCCTTGAAGCGTTAGTCCGAGGCACCAAAGACATTGATATTGCCATGAAAGACATGAACCTCGTCATGGACATAAGCACAGCGCTCCAGATGGACAGCTCTACCGTGGCCGACGCGCTTGCCAAGGCATACCAGGGCAACTTTAAGGCTTTGCGATCTTTGACCCCAGAGATGGCAACCATGATTAAAGAAGGCGCAAGCCTCAACGAAATCATGGACGTGCTTGGCGGAACCTTTGGCGGAGCAGTATCAAAAAACGCTGAAACCGCTGCAGGGAAAATGGCGATTTTCAAGAACAGCATTGCCGAAACCAAAGAGTCAATCGGCGCCGCATTTCTGCCGGTGCTCGAAGCAGTCCTGCCAAAAATGAACGCATTTGCTCAATGGGCACAAGACAACCCGCAAGTGTTTACGCGCATCGCTTTGGCGATCGGCTCAATAGCAGCAGCAACCGTCGCGTTAAACGTGGCAATGAAAACTAATCCGTTGGTGCTTGCCGCAGCTGCGGTCGTTGGCATGGCCGTTGGCTTTAACAAATTGGCTGACGCAATTGGTCGCGTTAACAGCGCAGCAAGATTCTTTATTGAAAAGATCATGGTCGCGATCAACCCTGCCGTCGGTCTAATGGCCAACATTCTTAGGCCGTTTAACAGCCTGCTCGGAATCGGCAACAACAGTCCAGTTGCAACACCAACAACCAACCTGCAACAAATCGAAGCCAGCCAAAGGGCGGTCACTACGGTTTTGCCAACAATGCCGACTATCCCGTCAATTGCTTTGCCAGCAGGGTCTAGCGGTAGTGGCGGTAGTGGTGGCTCATCTAAACCTGCAACGATCAGCAGGGAAATGCAAAAAATCGCCAACATGGAAACGATTAACGCACCACTCTCAACACTTAATCCTGGTGCACAGTTCGGCATTCAAGAGCGCATGGCAAACGTGAACATCAACGTCACAGGCGGGCTTGCTACTAGCGCGGAGATCGGTGAATCGGTCGTTAACGCTTTGCGCGCCTATTCGCGTAGCGCTGGGCCGTTGCAGTTGCAGGTGGCGTAATGCCCGGCACAGCAGTTGTTGACTCGGGCAACTATGACCTGCAGATCGCAACAGGGTTTCAGGTTGACGCTTTTGTTCTTGACGACACGCTAAAGGGCGTACTGGATAACACCGAGTACGTTCTGGACGGTACGACAGAGTTTGCTGATGTGATGGACTCAACTGTCAGCATTAATGTGCGGCGCGGTCGCCGTGACGTGGGCGATCAGTTCAGCGCGGGCACCATGACATTTACTATCCAAGACGTGGACGGCATCTTTAACCCGTTTGACCAAAACAGCCCGTACTACGACACACCACAAGCAAAGCCTGGGCTTGCACCATTGCGCGAAGTGCGACTGATCCGATACAGCTCAACCGATGTGCCCGAGTCGATCTTTTCTGGTTTCGTTATCAATTATGACTACAATTTTGCGCTCGGAGGTCTGGACAGCGTCACCGTGTATTGCGCTGATCAATTTTACCTACTTGCGCAAACCTACCTAGACGAATTAAACGTCACCGCCGAAACATCAGGCGAACGCATAGAAACAGTCCTAGATCTACCAGAAGTTGACTTCCCAGCAGGCGCTCGAAGCATCGCCACAGGCACCGTAAACCTCGGCCACGACAGCGCTTACACCGTGCCGGCAGGAACTAACGTGCTGCAATACCTCACCCAAATTAACGACACCTCAGAGTTCGGCAGATTGTTTATGTCACGCGCGGGGGTCTTGACGTTCCAGTCGCGTGTGGGCAATACGTTAAGCGCGCCAGTAGCCGATTTTCATGATGATGGCACGGGATACAAGTTTGATGGTGTGGGCATTAGTTTTGAGGCTGACTCTGTAATTAACAGATCGGTGCTCACAGCTCTTGATGGCAAAACCGCAACTGCGACCGATGCAGGTTCTATTGCTACATATTTTATTCAGACTTCAAGCATTACAAACAGCCTGCTACATGTGCAGGGAGAGATTGACACCGCAGCGTCCTACCTGCTTAATCCAGAGCCTGAAGCGCGCTACACATCCGTCGCAACCAAATACCTAATGCTGACCACAGCCCAAAAGGACACCCTGGCAACCGTAGACATTGGCGACACAATCAGCGTGGAAAAGTCGTTTGCTAGCGGTACTGGCACAACCCAGTTGGCGCAAGAGCTGTCAGTTGAGGGCATCGAGCATCGGCTGGATTTCAGCACAGGCCATAGCGTGCTTTACAGCACCGCGCCGACCACGATCGTTTACGAGCTGATCTTGGATAACGCCACGTATGGCACACTCGACGCAGAGAATGTTTTAGGATAAGGAGCACTTATGGGAGCCAACGCACAAACCGCTGTACCAGTCTTTACGGCTGGCCAAGTATTAACTGCCGCGCAAGTAACGCAGATCAATACGGGCATACCAGTATTCGCAACCACGACAACCCGTGACGCAGCGTTTGGTGGAACAGGTGAAAAGACACTTGCCGAAGGCCAAATGGCATACATCGAAGCAAGCAATACAACGCAATACTATGACGGGTCCTCTTGGTTGAGCACCAACGGCTTGCAATGGATAGCCACAGCAAACCCAAGCGCAGCTGCAACTGTCACCATTGACAACTGTTTCAGTACGGCTTACAAATTTTATGTTGTCCTCTTTGATTTAACTGGCGGTGTTAGCCAAGATTTAAGGTTCCAATTCCGTTATGGAACAACAACTCAAGCCTCGGGCTATTACGGCGGATTTAATACCTCATATTTCAACGGGGCTACCGGCTCAATTACCAACAACAATGCCGCTTTTCTTATTTTGAACCAAGATAGCGGAACTCAAATTACTGGCTCGTTTAACATTTCGGCTGTTGGCGTTAGTGCTAAAGCGCTGATAACTGGTCAAACCTTTTCTGTGCAAAACGCAGAAGCATCAAGCGGCGGCGGTTACGTGAATAGCACCCAAACTTACACAGGTTTTATTTTGTCTAACTCTGCGGGCGATAGCATTTTTACAGGAACAGTCAGCGTGTATGGAGTAGTGAACTCATGACAACTATTGGACATTTCGTTGATGCGTCAACTGGTGAAACCATTGAACGCAAACTAAACAAAGAAGAATTGGATTTGCTAAAAACAAACCAGGAATATGCGGCAGAAAAAGCAGCTGAGGACGAGGCAAAAGCAAAGGCAAAAGAAGCCGTCCTTGCCAAACTTGGGTTAACTGCTGACGAAGTAGCCGCCTTACTGTCGTAATGCGATGGCGTCCGTTCATTGGTTACGCGCTACTAGTCATAGTGGTTGCATGGGCGGTTGCTAGTTGCGGTTATGACGGCTCATACCGTTACCCATGCCAAAACCCAAGCAACTGGAAAAAGCCAGAATGCGAACCACCGATTTGCAACCCATCTGGAACGTGCACACGGGATTTGATTTATGAGACCACGCCTTAAACCAGAAGAACTACATGCTCGACTAATTGTTGTGGTCGGCGTCGTTCTCGCCGCTGTGTTTGCAATCACCGTTATCGGTTTTGTTTATGCGTTGATGTTCGTGACCCAGCCAATAGACAAACAATCACCAAATGACGCTGCCTTTATAGACCTGCTATCCACGTTGACTGTCTTTATGACCGGCACGTTGTCAGGCTTAGTGGCCTCAAACGGGCTAAAGTCAAAACCGAAAGAAGGAGCCAAAGATGTTGAAGCCTAAAGACAAAGCCTTACTCGCCTCGTACGGTCGCTCGGTCATCGCAGCGGTCATCGCGGTGTATTCGACAGGCAACACAGACCCAGCCGATTTAGGCAAAGCAGCGCTCGCCGCGCTTGTGCCAGTTCTCATCCGTTACGTCAACCCTAAAGACCTGGCATTTGGTCGTGGCAATAGCCAAAGCTAAAGCAGGCGTGCCAAATGCACGCGATTACATCGGCAACGCAGACGGTGCATCACCAGCACCCCGTGCCGGCATGAACGAATGGATAAAGCAAGCGATCGCCGCATCAAATGGCGCGCTGTGGAACAACGGGTCTTGGGGTCAACGTGACATGCGCGGTAAGCCAGGTTCTTTGTCGGTTCACGCAACTGGCAGAGCTGTGGATTTGTCGTATCGCAAAAGCGAAAAGAATCCAAAAGCAGGACGCAAAGAAGCGCTGGTTTTTATTGACAAACTTGTTGCCAACGCAAACGATCTTGGCTTGCAATGTATTTTGGATTATTTTCCAGAGCCACACGGTCGAGCATGGCGTTGCGATCGGTACGCATGGCAAAAGTATGACAAGCCAACGATCCACGGCGCACCCAAGGGCGACTGGTTTCACATTGAAATAACTCCACAGGCCGCGGACTCGGTGATCTTTGTTAAAGCCGCATTCTTAAAGGTGTTTGGGGAAATCCCACCCAAGGCTTGATCTATGTTCTAGGGTCGGAGTACCGACAAAAGGACAGGCAATGACTGACCCACAGATCTTTGATTACAGCGTCTATACAGGAGTGATGGACAACGGCCAAGAAATCTTGGTTCAGATCTTTACTAACCCAGAATCGGGCAAGTTCCTAATGGGACAAATTGCATTCAGATCGCACGTTTCCTCTTGGGGCGTGCCCATACCTTTGGAGAAACGATGAACTATTTTGCAGAGAAATTGATAGGGCTAGTGCTTTGTACGGTTTTTGGGTTTACGGTCGCCACAGGCGCTCCTGACGCGTCTGGCACCCCATCTAGCACCTACCCAGTAGCACGGGATTACATGATTGAGCCGACCACAACGACCAGCTCAACGATCTACATTGACCCATACACGTCGGCGTGTGAGCAGTTCAGCGCGCTTGCCGTAAACCTTGGCTGGCCTGCCGATCAGCGCACCGTGCTAGAGGCTGTGATGGCACGCGAAAGCGGGTGCCGACCAAACGCCCACAACAAAACACTCAACCGTGACAAATCACAGGACTGGGGATTGCTGCAGATTAACGGTCGGTCATGGACAAAATGGCTTATCGGCAAAGGCATCATTACACAGGTAGAAGATCTGTTACACGCCGAGACTAACTTGCTTGCTGGTTTAGAAATATACAACTACGGTGTCGAGCGCTACGGGTTCGGCTGGGGGCCATGGAGCGTCAAATGAGCGAAGGTGTTGCATGGAATCAAGGCGAACTATCAGAAGAAACCCGACGAATGGTAATGGAGCAAATGATGACAACAAAACACGACATGGCAATCTTTAATTTGATTAACGAAATTGCGGACATAAGCACTAACCCGCACGCAAGCATTATTCAGCGTCTTAAAGGCATGAAGAACTCGTTGTCATTAGAAGAACCAATGCCATTGCACGATGTGACTACACTCGACTTAGCAATCAAAGCATTACAAGCACATTCCTAACCGACAAGGAGATTCCGACAATGAAAACCTGCACGATCTGCAAAGAACAAATTGCTTACCCTGAAATAACAGGCAAAACACATTTTGTCTGTGATGGCCGTGTGCCGGCACAAAAGAACGCCCCATTCATTGAGGGCATGTTGGCATCACAATCATCCGCTGATGCGCGCTGGACACGACCACAACAAAACGAGGTTGACGCTGCGATCTTGCACGTTGCGCGCACTAAAGGGTTTTTCACATCTGACGACATCTGGAAACACCTGGGCGATCAGTTCCCAGTAACGAAGGGCATCGCTGGTCGGCTTAATGCAGCTGCGCGTCGTGGCATTATCCGCAACACAGGCGAACTGGCGTATGCCCAGCGCGGTGGCGCGCATGACCATGCACAACGTCTAAGCGTCTGGGCTGGCATCTGATGGGCTTTGATTTAAGCAACTACGAGACAGTCGAGCAACGCCTTGTGCGCTGGTGGGCTGCATACCCGAACGGGCGCGTGTACACCTGCATGATGAACTACACAGGCGATGCTTGCGTGTTCTACTGCGAACTGTACGCCGACAAGGACGACAAGGTGCCAGTCGCTACGGGATACGCCGAAGAAATCAAATCTGATCGTGGGGTTAACGCAACCTCATTTGTGGAGAACTGTGAGACAAGCGCAATTGGTCGCGCTATTGCTAACTGCCCGCTGCAGGCACCTGCTAGTGGCCCTAGGCCGTCACGCAATGAGATGCAAAAGGTTGAGCGCCTAACCAGTTCACCGCAACCGCAAGTGCACACACCCTCTGGTGCATTTGCTACACCAAAGCAAATTGGTTACATCAAGAAACTTGCTAAAGACAAGGGCATGGATGACCTGGCATTGCTTGAGATGATTCAACTTAACTTGGACGACGACAGCGCGGTTTTAGAGCTGTTGAAATCACACGAAGCAAGCAAGATTATTGAGAGGCTGAAATGAGCGCATTTGATAGTGCAATGCTGATGATCAATGACTTGTCCAAACAAGTTGTAGAGCTGGAGCAAAAAGTCTGGGATTTGGAATTGGCTAATTGGCACATCAGCACATTGTTAAACGTGCGTCATCATTGCAAATTAGAAAGTTGCGATTTCTGTCAAACGCACATGCGAGCAAGCATGAAAGTAAACGAAGTGCTCAATGAAGATTGATTCCAAGATCAGCGAAGCCGACTTCAAGGACATGGTGATCAGCGTCGCCAAACGTTACGGCTGGTTAGTGCATCACGATCTGCCGGCACAGAACACTCGAGGACGCTGGATGACAAACGTGCAAGGCGATGTGGGATTTCCTGATCTGTTCATGGTGCACCCATTCCAAGGCGGTCGGCCGCTGGTCATTGAGTTAAAGGCAGAGAAGGGTAAGACAACACCTGGTCAAAAGGTTTGGTTGAAAGCGTGTGAGTTGGCTGGATGTCATGCAGCGGTTTGGAAGCCAAGTGACATGGAGTACATTCTCTACACCTTGAGCAACCCCAGAGCATAAACAATCGGCTAGTAGCACGACCTAAGCCATTCGCACGGCAGTTGGTGACACTCGGTAACGAGGGTAGATCGGCGCGCCCTTAATCATGCAAGACGAAATGAGCGAGGCAAAGCGCCGAGGCGAGCTGTAAACATAATCAGCTTAATGCAATTGGGTACCAGGATGGGCAATCTGGTGGGTGGAGCATTCACACATCTCTTGACCTGCAGATGACATACAGTTAACAAACAAAGAAAGCACCGACATGAACCCGACAACAAACAACACTCAACACAAACAAGAGCAAGGCGCTTGCGCCGCGCTAGCACAAGCCGAAGGCGCGTGAGATGACACGTCAACGCACAGAACACGACACACCGATCTACAAACAAGCAAGAGCAGAACTACTGCGCGACAACCCAACATGCCATTGGTGCCGACGCAACCCTGCAACCGAACTTGATCACCTCGTTGAAAGCGACCGCGAAGGCACACTCGAAGATGGCTACGTCGCCAGTTGCAAGCCCTGCAATGCAGCAAGAGGGGCAACATACCGAAACAAAAAACTAGCTAACGCAAAACAAAACAGGGAAAAAGCAATCAACGATTTTTTATACGCGGATGGACTGAC